CGCTTTGGGGCTGGTCCTGTAGGGTCTGAATCTTGTCGATGGCGATGCCCATGGCGATGGGAATCTGGGAGACGTGCAGGTTGTCCAGTTCGTCCACCAACTTGCGTGAAGCCTGTTGCACGAAGTTCTTCAGGTTGCGGACAGTCGTAGCCTTGAACTCGTCCTGAAGGCCCGTGGACTCAGGCATGGCCCTTTTGACCGCCATGACGTTGTTGGGCGACATTTTGGTTTCCTTGGCGATTTCGAGGATTGGCTTACCTTCCCTCAAGAGGGCCTCTACCTGTTGTTTACGCTCCTTGGGCACCTTTGAGGCTTTGTGCTGGGAAGAGGGGTTGGTGCTTAGACGCTCGTTATCCATGATTGACTCGTATGTGCCATTCAACCACGTGTCAACCATGCCCGAGGATACCCCCGACTATTTCGAACGCAGGTTCATGGTGGCCCTAGAGCCCATCAGGACCACCCATCAGTCAGACCTGAGAATCCTTCGAACCAAGGATGGACGTCAATTCATTGGGAAGACGTCCAAATCCGAGGTTGTGAAGTGGATGCACGAATTTGCCCACCAAGCCGAGAAGTACGCCCCAGACGTACCTTACGAAGGACCACTTGAACTGACCCTCTATTTCGGATTTCCCCTGATTAAGTCCGACAAGGGCAAGGACGCCCCCATGACCACCAAGCCCGATTTCGACAATCTAGCCAAGTCCATGGTCGATACCCTCACAAAGATGAAGTTCTGGGGGGATGACTCGCAGGTGGTTTTCGGCAAGGTGATGAAATTCCGCACCAAGGTCCCTTTTGTCGGAGTCTGGATTAAGCCCTGCAAGTTCATCGACTCCGAATACTGCGAGCAAATCCGCAAGCACCTCAATGAGAGAATCTGAACTGATACGCCTGTACGGCCTCCCCAAGGAGGAACTGCGTGAATACCGCCTGACCCTTGTCAGAGGCGAAGACTGGGACAAGGAGAAGGTGGGCGATAAGCCCGAGAAACTGTGTCCCGTAATTTTTTCCCCTTCGGGGAAGGCTAAGGTTCTCGAGAAATTCGGCGTTAAGGAGGCCAAGCCAGCCGAAATCGACCCAACCACCTTCAAAGCGAAGGTGGTTAGGTGTGACTTCCCGAATCGTCGCCTTTTGACCGCCCTTATCGAAGGTAAGGGAACTCCCATTACAGTGCAGACGCATGACGCCCGACTTTTCTACCGAGGGGCCGACATCGTCGTGCAGATGAAAGGAACTGCATTTTTCTGCTCGCAAAGACCCGCATCGGCACAGAGACTCTTCAGCACGTCTAATAAACCCAAACCCCAATGAAGTACAAGAATGAGAAGTTCGAGAAGTCTGAAGGCACCAAGTATCAAGCCTCTAAGGGCGAATACCGCTCCAAAGGTAAAAAGCCCCAAAGGGGCGGCAAGCGTTGCTAAATTTAAAAACCCCACCAAATAAAAAAACACCCCAATGGCTAATCCTAAAAAGTCCTCTGATTTTCTCAAGAGAATCGCCAACGCATTAAGCGGCGTAGACCCCGACATGCCTGTAATCAAGACCCCCGCCTCTGAAATGGGCGGCGGCGGCTCAATCCCCAAGGCCAACTACCATTTCGACAGAGCCTCCGAAGCGGACGGGTTTGCTCGTCAGTTCAGAGAACGTGGCAACGAGGTTATGGACATTAAGGCTCAGATTGTTGCCAGAGAAGAGGGGGCCCAAGGCAGAAAAATCCAGAGCGATGCTATGGCCAGAAGAAAGGCCGAAGCCGAAAGAGCAAAAGGTCAGGGCACTGGCAACTTGCTCGATAGGGCAAGAAAGGAGTCTAGAGATTTTTACGATTCCGACGCTGGAAGGAACACTGATGAGTTTGTAACCATCAAGGGCGATAAGGCCAGAAACCCTGACAAAAGGGCTGGTAGCGGATTTGGCGTAAAGATTGACGACGGCACTCGCAAGACGACCCCCAAGCAGATTTCCGACTTCATCAGTCAGCATGCCGCTGGAAACCATGGTGCCACGCTCGATGACTTCGGTGCTGGCCTGAGAGTCAAGAAGCCCACCGACAAGTCCATCGACAGCATGACCCCCAATAAGCCTATCAAGGACATGAACATGCACGAAGTCCCTGATGAATTTGGCAAGCCCTACTCTCAGGGCGGCAACATGGGTAAGTACGAATTCTTTAGCCAGTTCAACAAGGGCGACTTTAAGAAGTACAAGTCTAACGACATTCAGAGTCACTTTAAGAACAACCCAAGCCCTCTTCTTTCTAGCAGGGACAGAAAAATCATCGGTGCCGCTGGTGCCGCTGGTGGTGCCGCTGGCGAAGTGATTAACTACGCCATGGATGAGCAGAACAGGCAGAAGAATGAAAATTCTCAGCAGTCTGCTCACTCCTACTGGACCAGAAAGAAGAGCGGTCAGTAATCCTGACCAGACATGGCGGAAGACGACAAATACGTTCCGTCAGAAGGGAACACTGGCCTTGACCCCACAATCTCGCTTATGGGAATGGGGGCACTATCCCGTGCCCTAGACCAAGAGCAACAGGCTTACGTAAGGAAGCGTGACGAATCACGGGCGTCTAGTCTGGAAAGATTTAACTCACTTTCTAGAAAAGTCGATATCCCCGATGGATACGAAATGGACAATGAAGGCGTCCTGCGGAACAAAGGCTACAAGTACACTAAGGGGTATGCGGCCAAGGAAAAGACGAAGGCTGAACGGGCCCACATAACTGAAAGGACTTGGGGCAAGTACAACAGGGGCGAGACGCAGGACATGTATGGGAGAAAAAAGGCGACCCCCATGCGTCAGATGCCGATAGAGCCACCGAGTAAGAAATCAGACATCGCTAAATCAATGTCTCCGACTTACGGACAAATCTCCCTTGGAAAATTCGGTGAGATGGCGGCTGGCCCTGTGGCCGCTGGCTTGATGCCGTGGATTTCGAGATTCAACCCTAGCGTATGTGGTCCGATGAGGGTTGCGACATTCGGCAACTACGGAGGCGTAATTCAATCAAACGCACAGGAAGCGGCAAACAACGGATTCCCTGTCAATCTTGAGGAGAGTTGGGGCAAGGCCTGATGGCTTTTGAGAAAGAAACAGTCTGCGGGATTGAACTAACCAAGCATCCCGTAATCAAGATGCCTACCGAGTCCGAAATCTTGGACTTGGCTCAGGAACTAGGCCCAGATGCCCTGACGGAAATCCTCAAGCGTCGTGAGGAAAAGATTAAGGCCGAGCAGAATGACCCCTACAGACATGGCTACGAGCCAGAAAGTTGGGCAGAGGCGGACAAACTGCTGATGAAGGGCAATGAGTTGCTCATCATGGGAGGAAACCGAGCAGGAAAGACCGAATACGCCGCCAAGCGTGTAATGCAGTTGCTGTGCTCTAGGCCCGAAAGCCGTGTTTGGTGCCTACACACCACTTCTCAGACATCCATACAGATGCAACAGGCGGTCATCTGGAAGTACATGCCCCCAGAATTCAAGAACGCCAAGAAGACCAAGGTCACGAACATCCAGTATTCGCAGAAAAATGGGTTTTCGGACGCAACGTTCGTCCTTCCGAATCGCTCCCAAATCTTCTTCATGAACTATGGTCAGGAGAAGAAGGTCATCGAAGGTGGCGAACCAGATTTCATCTGGTGCGACGAACTTGTGCCTCAGGACTGGATTGAGACGCTCCGCTACCGACTAGTCACCCGCTCTGGTAAGATGATTCTTACCTTCACGCCCATCACTGGCTTCACCCCCGTCGTCAAAGACTACGTTGCTGGCTCTAGGATTAAGAAGACGCTCTTTGCAGACCTCCTTCCAGATACCCAGAATGTCCCAAGCATCCCCAAGGGGCACATGCCCTACGTTGCAGAGTGTAGCAAGGGTTCGGCCAATGTAATCTGGTTTCATTCAATCCTCAATAAGTACTCCCCGTTCGAACAAATCAAGTTAGCACTTAGGGGAAGAGGGCCTTACGAGGTGAAAATCCGTGCATACGGATGGGCGGAGTCGCTTTCTGGCTCCCAGTTCCCGAGATTTGGAGAACCAAACATCATCCCAGATGAATTGGTGCCAGAGGAGGGCACTAACTACATGGCTGTTGACCCTGCTGGCTCTAGAAATTGGTTCATGCTCTGGATGAGGGTGATGCCAGACGGCTCAAAGTTCATCTACAGGGAATGGCCAGACATCAGCATGGGCGAATGGGCGATGGCTGGCGAGAAGCACGATGGCAAGGCTGGCCCAGCCCAACGTCAGGGTGCTGGCATGGGCCTCGATGAAATCAAGAAGCACATCCTCGACCTAGAGAAAGGCGAAATCATCGCAGACAGGTTCATTGACCCACGTGCAGGCGGAACGACCATCATCCAGAAGGAAGGCGGTACCACGCTAATCAACCTGCTGGATGACGGGGATAACCCAATGTACTTCACCCCAGCGGCAGGCCTGAGGCTTGAGGAGGGAGTATCCATCATCAACGACTGGTTCGCCTATGACCCTAATCAGGAGATTTCCATGGTGAATCTCCCAAAACTTTTCATCTCCGAAAAATGCCACAATCTGATTTGGTGCTTGAGAGAGTGGACTGGGCTGGACGCCGAAAAGGGTGCCAGTAAAGACCCGATTGACGCACTCAGATACCTAGCCGTCATGGACCCGATGTATGGCGGTGCCGACACCTACAAGGCAATCGGAGGAGGCTCTTACTAAAATGCTCCCTAAAGAAACACCCCCGCTACTCAGGCTTGCTGACGCTTCACGCATTTTCAACCTGTCTAAGTCCACCCTTCTCAGACTGAGAAACAAGGGTGCCATCAAGACTTTCAAGACTCTAGGAGGACAGCACATGTACTTCAGGGATGAGATTTTAAACTTTATCAATCAGAATACCAATGAACTTCAAAAGCCCGACTCCTCACGCTGATAGGCTGGCGTATCACGCCGACAAGCCTGACATTAACCTGCTCCTTTCGGAGTATCAGCGTTCTGCGTTCCACGGCACGATGGTGTCGAAGATGAACTACGCCGATGACATCAGGCTCACCAGATGGACTGGTCAGACAGATGATGGCAAGAAGCACTCTTGGGCTCGCCCAGACGGGGACCCAGCCTTCCCGTTCGAAGGTGCTTCCGATGTACGCATCAGGCTCGTCGATAGGCTGATTAACGACCAGAAGGCACTCCTCCTTACCGCATACAAGGGTTGCACCCTTAAGGTCGGAGGAACCGAAATCAACGACACTATGTCCGCCGCCTCGGCTACCACGCTGATGCGTTGGATGGTTGAGACTAAGATTAAGAACGAATTGCACAAGGAGGCTGAACTGGCGGCCGACTACGCACTAACCTATGGATGGTCTGTAGTTCAGGTTACTTGGGAACAGCAGATGGGCACCAGAATCAACAGCATGAAACTGGAAGAACTCCAGAACATGTCCATGGCTGAGGCAGAACAGGCAAAGGCTGGAGGCCAGTCTGGTGGCACGTTCACCAAACTCTTCAACTCCATCGTGGACCCGAACAAGGAGGAATACGCCATGTCTCTCCTTAAGGATGTAATGCCCCAGATGAAACTCAGGGACATGAAGAAATTCATCAAGGGAATGAGGGAGAATGGCGTAGGAGAAATCCCTGAAATCTACGTTCAAAAGAACCTTCCCCACGTTGAGGCCCTCAAGCCCTTCGACGAAGTCTGCTTCCCCCCTGAGACGGCTGACCTTCAAAAGGCCCGTGTCATTTTCCGCAGGCAGTACATGACCGAAGTGGAGATGCGTTCTACCGCCAAGATTGCAGGTTGGAACATGGAGTGGGTCGAGAAAGCGGTCAATAGCATGGGAAACAACTACTACTTTAATGACCCCAACCTCATTCCCACCACCACGATGCTCAACTCGAACATCGAGCGTGGCAACAACCTGATTGAAGTCGTCTGGGCCTACTACAGGCAGTTGGACAGCAACGACGTACCCGCAATCTACTACACTGTATTCTCTCCGCACTGCGGAGCGGAACTCTTCGCCAAGCAGGACATCCTCAACTACGCACACGGGGAGTACCCGTTCGTAGAATACAGGCGTGAGAGAAACCGCAGAGCAGTTGCAGAATCCAGAGGCATCCCCGAAATCAACAAGACTGAGCAGGACGAGGTAAAGGCTCAGCACGACGCCATCAGGGATAGGACCGCCTTTGAAGTTCTCCCGCCAGTCAAGGTGGTCAAGCGTATCGGTGCCCTTAACCGCATAGCCCCTGCTCAGGTACTCCCTGTATCTAACAAGGACGACTACACTTGGCTAGAATCCCCTAGGAGCGATGCTGGAATGGCCTTCCAAGTCATTCAGCAAGTTGAGCAAAACCTAGGCAACTACTACGGATTTGCCGTTGGCGAACTTATTGACCCACAGAAGGTTCAGATGCTTAAGCAACTTCAGGTGGACGGGTGGCTTATGTTCTGGAACAGGGTCTACACCCAGATGTTCTCGCTGAGCCTCCAGTTCATGTCCGAAGAGGAAATCATCAGAATCACTGGTAGCCCCCTGAAGCAGGGAATGTCAGACATTCATAGCCAGTTTGACTTAAACGTACGTTTCGACGTCAGAGACACTGACCCAGAATTCGTACAGAAGAAACTGGAGGCCATTATCAAGACTGTTGTTCCGCTCGATAGTGGCGGCATCATCGACAGAAACAAGTTGGTAAAACTGGTCATCGAGTCCATCAGCCCTGATGCGGCCAGAGAACTGGTCATCGACCAAGCCACCGCCTCCCAGAAACTGTACAAGGACGTCGTTAGCGACATCGGAATGATGATGCTGGGCAACGAAGCCCTGTACACCGAGATGGACCCTGCCGCCTCCAGCAAGTTGCAGTTCGCCCAAGACATCATCCAGAAGAACCCGAAGGCCCAACAGGCACTTAACAGCGACAGAATCTTCCAAATCCTGTTCCAGAACTACACCAAGCAGTTGCAGTTCTCCATCGACCAAGAAAAGAACAAGCAAATCGGGCGAATTGGCGTTTCTCAGGCATCTGAGGAGATTCAGGAGGAATTTAGCAAGGAGGGCGTCGGCCAGCAGGAGCAGGCCCAGCCCCCTCAGCAGACCCAAAACACCACCATTAACGTCAATACGCCCATCGCATGATGACCGAAGAGAGAAAGAAAATCGTCAAGTCGTTCCAATTTAGGACGAACGAGGGAGAAGAACTGTACAAGTCTTTCCTTATCGTCTGCGACTTGGCTCTACAGATTGAGATGGGTAAGGTAATGTCCGTAAACACTGCTGGTGAGGCAAGAATCCACTCCGCTGGACGACTTGATGCCATCAACGACATGCTTCTTGAGGTCCAAAGGCTCAGGGAAGAGGCTAAGGCAGACATGTCTTAAGAGAAAAGCGACTCAAAGCACTGCGTGGGCCTAGCCACGCTTGCTGGCCGATTAAAAAGGGTGTCCACTGTCAACGCTTCTGGGAGCACTAAACCCTGACTATGGAAGAAAACACCAATCAGCCTAACGCTGACCTCGAACTTGGGAACGAGGTTAATACCCCCATGCCAGAAAACAAAACCGAGGTTACTCCCGACTCCTCGGCTAACGGAAAACTCGCTGATTTCTTCATGCGAGCCTTGTCTGACGGGCAGATGAAAGCGGAGAGCGGCGACTCCGAAACCAAAGATGCTGAAGCAGAGGTGGAAGAGCCCAAGACCGAAGAGGTCGAAGAGCCCCAAGCCGAAGCGACCACCGAAGCAGTAACCGACGATGTGCGTCAGGACTATGATGACACTCCCAAGGGAGTTCAGAAGCGTCTTAACAAACTAACGGCTCTGCGTCGTGAAGCAGAGGAACGTGCAAAGAAACTCGAAGAAGAACTCGAGTCTATCAAGCGTCAACAGGCTACCCCAGTCAAACCCGCTACAAATAACCCTCATGCGGAGTTGGACACGGAGGAAAAAATTAAGGCCGAGTACGATAGACAGAGACAGATTCGTCTTTTCTGCGAACGTTACCCAGACGGATACTACGACGAGAATAACTACGAAAAGAACGTTTCCAAGGAAGAGATTGCCAAGGCAAAAGTCTCGGCACTCAGAGCCATGGAAGAGTTTCTTCCCCAGCAAGCGGAGTTCATTCAGAAGTCGAAGGAATTCAAGACGATGGCTCGCAAGGAGTTCCCTTGGCTAGACGACCCCACCGACAACAGAGCATCTGTGGTCAGGAAGTTCGTCGATGCAGTGCCTGAAATCAAGAAGTTCCCCGACTATGAAATCTACGCCGCTCAGTTGGCTATGGGCATGGTTTCGTACAATGCCCAGAAGAAAAACGCTAAGAATTTCGTAAACAATCCAGTCGTACAGGTTCAACCCACCCAGACTTCGTCCGCTCCCCGTCCTACCATGCGTATCGACGAGGTTAAGGCCAAGGAAAGCGTGGACCGCTTCAGACGTTCAGGCTCAGTCGATGACCTCGCAGAAGTGTTTAAGAGCAAGTTCATCTAAACCTAAAAACTATCATGGCTTCCCTATTCGAAAGACAGTTCCAGAATCAGCGTCCCCTTCAGGGTGCTAGAGTCGGTATCAGAGAAGAACTCTCTGACCTCATCGCCAACGTCGATGCCAAGGACACGCCCATCACCTCGATGGCTAAGCGTGGTTCCAAACCTGGAAATACGACGTTCAGATGGCAGGTTGACCGCCACCCCGACCCCTCCATCGAACTCGGCGTTCTCGATGGTGCTGACGTTGACCCCACCTCCCCCGCCACCAACCCTGCCTTCAAGCAGTACACCCTCGGCTACAGAGAAGAAGTGGAAAACAACATCCACATGTTCCGCAGAGCCGTTCACGTGTCCAACCTGACGCAGGACATCCTCAACATCGCTGGTGTTAAGGACGAACTCAGCCGCCAGTTGTCCAAGGCCACCATCGACCTCAAGCGTTCGATGGAAATGACCTTCACTTCTGACATCCTTCCCGCCATCGACGATGGTGCGACCCCGTATCGCACTCGCTGTCTCACGGCTTGGATTAAGAATGACCTGCTTGGTGCCACCACCAACATTCAGGCCAAGTACGGCGTCCAGAACCAGTCCATCCGCCCCGTCGGTGAAAACTTCCGCACCCCTGCCTCCTCTATCGTTGGCACTGGCGAAAGCGTTGACCAACTCGGTGAGAACACTGTTCAGGACCTCATGACCTCGGTCTATGAGCAGACTGGCCAGTTCAAGAACCACGAAGCCGTCGTTGGCACTGCCCTCAAGCGTCAGTTCACCAACCTCGTCTACACCAAGGCTTCCCCCGCTCAGGAGTCCAGAATCACGAACAACAGAGATGCCAATTCCGACAGCATCAAGGTTTCCGTGGACTACTTCGAAGGCGATTTCGGTAAGTTGGCCCTTATCCCGACCCAGTTCCTCCATGCGGGTGTCAACCCCTACCGCATCGAAGACACTGGCTCTGGCTCTACTGGTGCCTCCTACACCGCCACTGGTCGCTACGCCGTCTATGATGGCATCACCGCCGCTGGCAACCTCGTCTGGCTCAAGGACGCTACCACCAATAAGTTCGAAAGAGTCGCCGTCGGCACCGCTAATGCCGTCCCTGCTCGTTTCGCTACCGAAGCCGAAGCCAAGGTCTACGTCAACCTCCACGCCAACAACGCTAAGACCAAGGGCTTCATTATCCCGTGGGACATGCTTGAAATCCGCTACGGCGGCAACATCGCTCAGGTCCGTGAACTGACCGAAAACGGCGGTGGTCCCCGCAGAATGATGGAAGCGATGGCGGCTCTGGTCGTCCAGTCGCCCCTGACGTTCGGCATGCTGGACTACAAGGCGGCTAACTCCAACGGCGGTCTGCTCTCGTAAGCAGAGCGGAGCATGGCTGGCATAGTACCCATCCATGAAACCATCCCGTCCGACCTTCTTAAGCCCATGCTTGAGGAGTTTCGGACGGGGTGGGAACTCCGTAAAGTGCAGGCCCATGCACAGAAGAAACTAATCGGGCAACTAAACCAGCAACTCCACAAGCACGTCGATGGCTTGGGGCAGTTATCCATGCGAATCCCAGTGGACTCCTACCACTACTGGGGCCAGCGTCTCGGGTATGAATGCTGGAGAGACAAGGACTTCGTCAAAGGATTCCTTAGAGACAACCCTGAGTGTAAGGTAAACTCCAAAGCGGAGAACACCACTCTGCTGGTGAACGGCACAAAAGGCCTGTTCGACCAGTTCGGTAGGGCAATTTAATGCGTACCATCAACTTCAGTGAAATCCTGCACACCGCCCTGCAACTCTGCGGGTTGGACAGGAACCTGACGACCACCGACAGGTTCGCTACTGTCAGGGATTTTGCCTCCAGACGCATGCAAACTGTCTGGGAACAGCACGAATGGCCTGAACTTAAGAAGTTCCAGCAGTGCCCGACTGGCATTGTCAGCGAACGCAACAAGGTAATCCTGCCTGCTGACGTCGGTCAGGTGCTTGCCGTGTGGACGAAGGACCCGCTTGCACACAATTCCATTGAAAAGGACTTTGTTCTTAACGGAAGCGACTGCTTCCTGATGAACAACCTAGACCAGAACGTGTGGGTGGAGTACAGGAGTGACGCCCCCAAGTTGTTCGGGGAGCCTTGGGACACCGCAGTGTCCTACAAAAAGGGTGCACAGGTCTATTTTGATGCTGGCAGTGCGACCAGTTCGCTGGTACCTGTAAGTGGAAGTCCCGTACAGGGCAATTTTTATGAATACACTGGTGAATCGCCTTCGGGCACTGGCTCAATCCCTACTCTCGGCTCTTGGCAGATTGTTCAAATCCCAAGACTGTTCGGCTCCTATCTCATCCACGGAGTCCACGCTGACTATCAACGTTCGCAAGGTCAGACGGAACTCGCCACAGCGGCTGAAGCGGACGCACAAACGGCCCTCGACCAAGCCCTCGACCAAGTCCTCAGGCAACAGGGCCAAGTGAGACGTATCAACTTCAGAAACTACTAATATGTCCAGAATCGAACAACCCCAGAACATCCCTAACGTCGATGTGACTGTCTTCAATAGCATCGGTACCAAGATTAAGGTGCTCGACGCCGTCAGAAACAGGCGTGTCTTCGGCATCGTCAACACCTCCGACGACACATTGCTCAACTTCTACCTCCAGCCTGATGGTGCTGGCTCTCCAATCGTGCTTTCGCATGAGAAGAATGCCAACAAGCATGACGGCGGCTCGTTCGAACTGAATGGCTACAATGGTGAAGTCTGGGTAGATGGCGAAGGATACGTCTATCACTACGCACAGTAATGCCGTTCAAGGGCGACTTAAGACTAGGTGGCCCTCACGACAACGAGGCTCGCCTCAACGGAAGTTCTGACGGGCCTTCCGTGCCTGCCGCAGGGACTGTTATGAGTTCTGAGCAGAGGCCCATTACTGTTTCAGTAGCGGTGTCGGTTTACCACCCCGAGCAAGGGAATGTGAACGTCCAAATAGGGACTGGCGTATTCAACTTGTTGGCTGACGGGCAGGGCGGAACTTACGAAGTGCTTGGGACGGCTGTTTACGTTCCCGCTGGCGAGTGGGTCGGACCAAGACTCGACGACGTCGAACCGCATACAGCCTCGTTTGACCTCGGCGGGGGTGACTATTTGTATTACCAAAACGGACAATACTCCGTGTCTAGGTACATTTCTGACGGCGTCGGCGGCGTGACTTTCGGGCAATACGCAGAGACGTATGGAGATTTCTTTGCATACGGGACGCCAGTAACTGGGGCACCTCAGTACGAAATTACTGACCAAACGTCTGAACACCCGCAGACCATGGAGCAAATACCCAACGGAAGGTACAACTTCAATACGCTAGAATGGGACGGAAATGGCAATATCTACATGGGGACTGGCAACATGCATGTAGGCGGAGGGTACTACCCAGACGGCACATTACAATCTGACGCAAGCGACACGTATGTAGAAGTCCCAGAGTATTCTAGCAATTACTACTTTGACGGCAACGACAACAGGTGGGAATGGGACGGCAACGGAAACATCGTGTTCCGATACAGCGGCCTGTATCCGTACGGGACCTACATCACTAATTACAGCGACTACAATTACTACTGGAATGGTAGTGGTGGCTTCTACTCTGAGTACTCTGGCTCTGGCGGAGGCGGGAATGGATACCCCCCTAGCGGGGAACCAACTGGGAACGGGTCTTCAACTCCGATTTACGTAGAAATTAATTACAGTCAGTACCAGATTGGCTCAAATGATTGCGTCGAATACCATGACGGCTCTGGCGGAACATACGGCTCATGCTCAAACAACTACTACTCTTACGGAACTTACCTGACTAGCGATGGAAGTTACTCCTACTACTCCGACGGCACTGGCTCCTACTACTCGGAATGGTACGACAGTTCGGGCGGCGGTGGCGGCTATTCCACTGGACCGACTGGGAACACATCCAGCGGGACAAACTACCTGTACATTCCAGAGGCTAGCAACAATTTTGAAAATGGAACTTACTACAGCACCGAGTACCATGACGGAATGGGTGGTACCTACTGGGATACTACGTACTCATACCAGCCCTACGGGTACAACTTTACGTCCGTAGTCACGGGGTATGACGCAGAGATGATGCAGGACGTATACAGTTACTACAACTCTGACGGAAACGGGTCTTACTACGCATCCTGATGCCACTTAGAAGGTACAACACAATCAGGGTTTCTGACCGAGCCACACACACCTCAAGCGGCTTCATCATCCCACGCACAAGGAGAGAGGGTGCCAACCCGCAACCACCACCTCCCCCGCCACCGCCACCGCCCTGCCCAGAAGAAGGGACTGTCATAAGCGGACCCACCACCACAGACTTTATGTATGACGCAGGGTGCGGCCCTGTCCAAATCGGATACACTTACACCACGATTGTGGCGGATGGAGAGTGCGGAACTAGGGAAGAAACGGAAAACGTGTGTAACGTAGGCGATTTCACCACCTGCAATGGGATGGTGTACTCATCTGACAGCCAGTGTAACGTCACAAGCAGGCCTGAATGCCCAGAAGAAGGGACTGTCATTTCCCAGCGTACTACAGGGGACATCATGTACGACGCAGGATGCGGCCCAGTTCAGATTGGCTACACCTACGAAACAATCGTAGCAGATGGACAGTGTGGAGAAAGAGTTGAAACTTTTAATGAGTGTAATGTTGGTGATTTCACGACCTGCAATGGCTACATCTACTCATCTGATTTGCAGTGCAACGTGACCAGCAGGCCAGAGGAGCCGCCGCCCCCTTGCGACCCTGATGGAACTTTCATTTCTCAAAGGACTGTCGGAGACGTAATGTATGATGCTGGATGCGGACCCATCCAAATTGGATACACGTACGCCAATACCTTAGCGGACGGGTCGTGCGGCACTAGGGAAGAAACTTTCAATCAGTGCAATGTTGGTGATTTTACTACCTGTAACGGGTACATTTACTCTTCTGACGCCGAGTGCAACGTGACCAGCAGGCCAGAGGAGCCGCCTCCCCCTCCCCAGTGCGACGAAGGTTACTACTGGGATGAATCCCTATCTGCATGCGTTCCATACCAGAATACGAATTGCCCAACTGGCGAGCATTGGGTTGAGGGAATTGGATGCGTGCCTGACGAGCCCCCACCTGAATAAACATGCCTAGAGAAATCAAACCAGACGGCGACCTAAGATTCGAGGGATTCGCATCCTTCCCAAACAGTGCTTCCTTCTCCCCAGAATCTGGGATGGTTGAATACTCCGAGAACATGGAGTTCAATGAAGGGGTTGCCATGCCTAGGCTTGGTAGCGTACTTGCTGGAACCGCTGGTGCGGCCATTGAATACGCCTGTGCCGCCTCATCTACCAACGGGGACAGCATTCTGCTTTGGGGGGCCAACCAAAGATTCAACTGCGACACTGGAGTGTTCACTTCGGTCAATCTGGCGGCTAAGCAAAAAGCCCGTGGTCAGGGGTATCAGGACGCACTGACCATGGAGACGGCAGATACGGACTTCGTCGCTGGGGCAAACATCGTCGAGCGGCTGGTTACGGCAAAAGGGGATAAACTTAAGTTCTCACTCTACTCTGGGAATCAGCCATACGAGCCAGATTCGGCTTATCTTGTTCAGGGTACGTACGACTCGATTCAGGCAATCGAGCCAGACATGAACGCCATGCTGGTTTTTGGCAAAAGGAGCATCTACTCCGTTGCGGCTGGACTCGGCAGACAGGCAAACGTCAACAGATTGCCGAATCCTCAGGTGTTCCACCAGATTCAGAAGATTGCATCCCACGACGGATTGGCCGCAAAAGACGGAATCTGCCGAATTGGACCTCAAGTGCTGTTCATGGACACGGACGGCATAAAGGTCGTAAAGTACTCTGGAGGAAGAAACGAGTACCAAGATGGTTCTTCGCCGATTACGTTCCTGATTCAGGACATCATTGACCTGATTGACCCGTCTAAACTCGGCCAGATTACTGCGGCTTCATGTCAGGGCCGTTGCTACTTCACGCTTCCGTTGCTTGCCCCGTACAACAGGACTGTCGTCTTAGCCCTGAACCTCACTAATAAGAACCCTCTGGAGTCTATCTACGTTTACCCGCAGTCAATAGACGCCGTCGTGTCTGCAAGAAAGGGAGGGAAGATGAGACTCTGGGGTGTGAACTACGGAATGGGACGCATCTACCTGCTTAACGAAGGTGGCACGGACAATGGCTCGGCCATCGTTGCGAAAATCCGTAGCCGTAGTTACATGTTCCAGTCCCACTCAGAAAAGAAGTATGACGATTGCTTCCTGTCGCTAGACACAAAAGGCCATGCCGAAGTAGAAATGAACTTCATTTCCGTAAATCCAGACGGGAAGTGGCTCATGGATAAGTTCTCCGCTAATCTTGGAACTGCTGTTAGACGTGCTTTGACCAACAAAAAGTCGATGAGCGGCAAGTTGGAAATCGTTGTTAAATCTGGTAGGCCCTACATCTACAGCATAGGTTTGGAGGCCTCAATTGTCGGTAAATCCATTTTCTCGTCGTTCTGATGCCAAATCCTGACCCAAATCCTTACTCGTACCCTCCGTACCCCAATCAGTCGTACGTATCGGTCCATTCCATGGACCTTCAGGGTGTCGGTTCTGGGTTCTACATCCAAGAGATGAAGAACCTGCATACGACGATTGATAATTCTACGACACCCCCAACCATCACGACGACAGACACTTACCCCGCTGGTACGAGTTGGGTTTCTGGTGCGAAATACCAGATTTGGAGAGGTTCTTGGGGTCAGGTTTGGGTTCCGAGTAAGACCCCTCCCTACAACACCATTTCCAGTAGCGGTAGCGGCTGGCCTCTTTGCTTTGCTACGCTGGCAGAAGCACAACTCGCACTATCTCAATCCTATTATGCCCAACCAGAGGGGTACACTTTCTGGGGACGCAATCCGAGATTTGAAATTGCACAGACCATTGAAGCCTACAACGCAAACGCAGAAGAATTCGCCGAAGCAGACGCAAAGGTAACGACTCACCTGACCTCTAGGGCGTTGACTGCGGCTAACTCAATCTACGGGTATTACTCGGCAAAACTTGTCAATCAGGACAGCAACAACCAGTACGTTTTAGGCCTGAGTGCGGCGAGCGGTGGCGGTCAGAATACGACCTATCTTGCCAACTCCCTCTCCGTGCAACAACTAGTAGACGCCGCCGACAAGGCCCTCGTATCCGCTCAGGGAATCCCAATCGTGGTTCCTTTCGAGTCTCCGCTTATCTCTGATTCTCATGCTTCTGCCGTCGAGGCAAAGAACGCTGGGGAAATCCGTGACCAGCAAATCAGACAGACCATTGCTTCCGCAGGTGGAGTCCAGCAGGGCTGGGACCTTGCTAACCAGAGGAACTATGACTGGGAGGGTGCTTCCATCGTCATGGGTGCATTCGGACAGAAATCCGCCGCCGCCCAAACTTAACTAACATGCAATTCAATTTCCTAGGAGGACAGGCTCGCAGAGACACGCTCAGCGACGCATTGGGGCAAAGAAACCAGATGCTTGAGAGCCAAAACCAGTTCACCACAAACGCCTTCACAACTGGCGTTCAAGGGGCAGGTCAGACCATGAGGACTGCCATGCAGGTAGGTCAGCAACAGCAGGAGGCCCTGATGAGAAACAAGACTACCCTTCAGGAAGGTGCCGCCAACAGGGCCAGCCAAATGGAGACTCTTCAGGCTAAACTAAAGTCCGACAGAGAACTTGCCACCGAGGCCACTGCCCAGCGTAAGATTGAAGCCGATGCCGCCACCGCCCAGCGTAAGATTGAAGCGGACAAACTGGTGAGAGCCAGAGAAATCGAAGCCGCCGCCGCTGCTAAAAGGGAAAGCGACGAATTCGACAGAAGAAAGAAAATTGCCGACGATGCCGCTAAAAAGGCAAACATGGATGCCCTAGCAAAGGCAGAGGCAGACCTAGAGGCGGCTGACAACAAGTGGAATGCCTACATGGCCAAAGGCGGAGACAAGGGCTCTGATTACTACTTCACTGATAGCACGGAAGACGAGTTCACCAGTGAGGAGTTTTTCAACGAGCAGACTGGCCAGTATGAATACAGGGATAAGGTTTCCAAAAGGGGCTCAAGCCAGCAGGCGAGAGAGATGCAGGAGAGGTATGACTACAACCGCTCCAGAATCTCTGCCGAACTGGACCCAGTGAAGAGAGCGGCCCTGATTAATTCTCTTATTCAGGGCGGTGCATTCGATTACACGAAGAGCAGAGCCGCTACCGACACCAAATTCAGGGAGGCTGAGTCTAAGAGAAGAGAAGCGTCTGGAGGCGTTGACCCGTTCTCCTGATGTCCTCCGTCCCAATCCAGAAAACGCCTCAAGGCTCTCAAATTCATTTCGTGGGAGACGACGGACGTCCAGAAGAAAATGAGCCTCAAGACTCTTGGTACAAGGTTGTAGGAGAGCATGCCTTAGAAAATTTGGTCTACGACCAAGCGGTTCCTCCGTTTCTCAGGGACTATCAGTCGGAGAACACTGGAAGCAGGTATGACGCCCTAGGTGGAGGCAAGGGTTTGGCTGAAACGATTGGATGGGTTCCAGACGCAATTAACAATGCACAGTACCTGCCTAAGACTTCGCCGATGGTGCTCAGGTCCGCCTTAGATGCCGCAAGAACCTCGTCCATACCCGCCTTGCAAGCGATTACGCCAACAAACGCAGCAGTAAACAGGGTTCTGGGAGCGATTAACAGCCAAGTTGCCGTAACTCAAGCAAACCAAGGAAAACTTGGCGGTCTGGTGGGTAAGGTCATGACCCCGAATTACATCGGAGGTGCAATGGCGAACTCCAAGCCTTGGATGAGGACTGGTGCTAACATTGGTGCTGGAATGGCCACTGGAGTTATCGCAAACGTCGGAGGCGAACTTGCTGGCTCCCATCTGGATGACTTATCCAAAGATTACGAAAAACTGTTTAAGTCTGCACAATTTTACGGAGACAGGGACCTTCAGGAGAAAATCGTAAAACTAATCAACACCCAGCGTACAGTTGCCGCAGATGCGAGAACTATGGGCAATGCCATTGGCACTGGTGCCGCACTTGGCCCGTTGGGCGTAAAAGTCGGTGCTGGTGCTGGAGGGGCAGTCGTAATCGCCAGACATGCGGCTGGCGGAATCAAAGACATCGAACTTTCTGAGAGGTCGTTCTACGACCAATATCAGGCCGACCAGAAGAGAAAAATGAAATCCGCATTCTCCAAGTCTGGAAACCAAGGCGTGGAAGATGACACCTTTACGCCTTGGGAGGCTTTGGATGTTCTTACCAATAAAGCCCAGATGGTCGCAGACGGAAATTACGATTTTGAGACCTTCGACAAGGAGAACATTGAAGACCTTCAACATGCTGTGGAGTTTCTGGACTCAACTCCAAGAACCCCACTTGACAGGCAGGAAATCGGAAACTTCTACAGGGCGATTAACGCCGCATACGAAAGGAAGGGTGCCAAAACCAACCATCTTCCGCTATCTGAAATAAAGAAGAAGGTAGAGCCCCCGAAGTCGTCAGGAATGACGATGAGATGGCAACCATACTACTCTAAGGAATAAACTAAACCAAATGGCCAACACGCAAAAAGCAGCAAAACAGATTTCAATCGCACTGCACCCACTCAGCGAAGGCAGTGATGCCGCCAAGGCAGTCCAAAGAATCGTCGCCGAAGGTGGCGACCTGTCCGAAGGTGCCGCCCTTGCCGCAGAGAGACTTGCGAGAAGAACAAACGACACGAAGCCCGTAATCGGTGGTGGAGACGATAACCTGATACCGCTTAGGGTTACGCCAGATGCAACCGACAACAACAAGTTGAGTTTTGAAATCCTCGGCAATGAACCAGTTTTACTAAAAGGCACCGATGCGGATAAATTGACACTTCACCCAGAGTTCCTGCAAAGGCTAAGGGATGCAAAACTTGCTGGTAAGCCGTCTTTTAATCTGTTCGGAAAGGCCGCAACAGATTCTGCTCAGCAAGGAGGCCCTCCCGCTGGTGGATACAGCAAGGAAACCCTTCAGCAGATGTTCCATGCCACCCCTCAGGAGTCTCAGGGATTGCTTCCTGCTCAATGGCAGGCCTTCTTTAACACCCCCACTCCTTCTCCGTGGAGCAAGGGTGCTCGTAACCTTCTTGGTGCCGCCCTAGGTGAGGGCGATGCGTGGAATTGGTCCAAGAACTTTCACAATTACGCAAACGAAACCCCGAGTTGGTTTGGTACCAGATGGGCCGCAGGAAGCACAGAGGGGCTTAGAAAGTCAATGCCGCTTCTTACCACTGGAGGTCTTGCAACTACTGGCTACGTGATGAAGGAAAATGCTCGCATGGAGAGAGAGAAAGAAGACTCAAAAAAGAATTCCGAAATCATTAAGGATGAGTTCCTTGGCCAGAGCATAGTCAGCAAGTTAACCAGTGACCCAGAGTTTATGACGACTCCATACTCAGAAGCGTCTCACAAGTCGTCGCTTACTTCAAAAGCCCTATCTAGGCTTACAGAACCGAACCGCGTCATTAAGGATGTCCTTGATGAGGCAATCCCTAGGGACAGGAGAATCTCAATACTAGACCAGCCTGCCTCTTCCGTAATCAAAAGCGTCAAAGAAAAGTACTCTGCCTACTGGGCGAAGAGCGGAGGAAAATTCAAGACTGGCAAATTCCTTCATGGTGGAACTGGCCCTCAGGAAGAAATCCCCATTGATAAGGACTTCTTTGAAGAAAGTCCTAAGGGCGGAATCTTCCCGTATCCCAAAATAATGGGCGGCGATGGAAAGGTTGGATTGCGTGATAAGGATGGTAGGAGATGGCTCCCAGTCATCATTGACCTAGGCAAGGACTACCAAGACAAGCATGCCGAGAACGTAAAAGCCGCAAAGGAGAAGGACAACAAAACGAAACCTGCCGCCCCTAAGCCAGACAAGCCTAGGACCATGGAAGAGATGTTTGCTGAAGCGGAAAAAGACCCGCCTGCGGAAAGATGGCATTGGGCCTACAGAGAGGTTGGCCCTGATGCCAAGGTTGGAAGCAAAGGGCTTATGCTTAAAAAGCCAGACCTTATCGAGAAGGACGAAAAATAAACACAAAACAAATGGACCAAGAAGAAGACTATTCCCAGTACGCAGGTGACGTTAAAGGTCAGGCTGGGCTGACTGTCGGTCAGATGTTTGGAGGCCAGCAGGCACCCCAGACCGAGCAGGACATCTCGATGATGCTCACTGGGAATAAGTACGCCCACCTCGAAAGGATGAACCCAGACCCCGCCTACGTCACCGCAAGGCGTAAGTACGCAGAAAAGCAAGCGGAGGAAAGGAAGGCCGCTGGGAATGCCGATTTCAGAATCAACGACGCAAAGTTCTACGCTGGAATTGGCGACTACAGTGCCGTCGAGTCCGTCATGAAGAGCAAAGGCCCTTCCCTGTTTCAGGTAGGAGAGGCAATCGACCTTGAAGAGTCCGATGGTCAGGGCAAAAGGAAGAACTACCAGTTCATCATGTCCCCGAAGGGCTCGTACAGCGTCAATGACGACAACGGAATGCCCGTCAGCGTATCTACCTTTGGTCTTGCTAGGAGAATGGGCGTAAAGTCGCTTCCTTTCAAGGGTGGCGACATGAAGGCTCAGGACTTCAGGGCACTGATTGGAAGAGTCCAGCGTTTCCAAGTCATGTCTAATCAGTTGAGGGAAATCTACTCCCGCAACGCCTACCTAGGTAGCATGGACCCCTCTGAGGACGCCTCTACCGCAAGAGCCATCGAGTCCAACATAAAGATGGACTACCTTAGCATCATGAAGGACATGAAGGGAATGGGCGGCAACGTGTCCGACAACGACATGGCTATCGCAGAAAGCATGGTCCCGCAAAGAGCGTCCAAGATGTTCGCAAGACTTGGAGGCAACGAAATGGTGTTGCTAGACAACGCAAGGGAGGGAGTTCTGTCTAAGTTGAAAGAGGTTGCAGGTAACAACGGCATCGACCTAATTGACACCAGACAAAACGCCAAGCAAAGGACCATGTTGCGTGGCACTGTCGGCAGATAATGGAACCCAACCTTACACCTGAACAGCAACAGCAAGACGCTTACATTGAAAGAGCGGCTAGCCAATTATTCCAAGGAGGAGGACTAGAGTTCTCCCATCTTGCTAGGCCAGAAGAGGCCGTCACTCCAGAGGACAATAGCACTCTTACGAATGACGACATCTATGACTTCATGCAGGAGAACAGGGATAGGACGTTCGACCACACCACCCGTGAAGGCGTCGAGTTGTTCAGAAGGTTTGAAGAGGCCAACGCCAGAAGAAACAAATTCACCCTAGGCCACTTCAAGCAGATGGTCGGCACCATCGCAAAGGTGCCCGTTGACTTGGCGGTAGGCGTATTTGGAAACAACCCTCTCGTCACCGCAGGCTCCGTTGCTGACGGCGTAGCGAGAGACGCACGTGACATGTATGCAATCATGTTGCAGTCGGAAGACCCGTCCTCCCCGCTGTTCAGGTTCAAAAATTTCATTTTCGGCGACGGAACTGTAGAGGACAGAATCAAGCAGTTCAACGAGGCCAGATGGTGGGGCAACCAGAGTAACGCCCTTGAAGAAGGCAAGGACACCATCCTAGAGCACGTCGTCCCAGATAACTACAGAGAGTTTGCGAGGTCCCTTATTGACCCAAAGTTTGCCAATGCCGTTTCGTACATCGGCCTAGACACCCCTCAGTTCATCAAGTCCGCCTTCAAGAAAAGCGGAATCAAGGCGTCGCTTGCGGCCTTCAAAGACGGGGACATTGCTTCTTTCCACAAAAACGTAGCACTTGAGGCGGCTCAGTCTGACGACTGGTTCAAGACCACTGCCAAGAAATTCAGGGAGTTGTCCCAGAAAATCACTGGCGAGACTCTTGTTGGCGGTGCGGAAGTGGCATCTAAGCCGTTCGAATTCGTTCGTGAGAAGATTGCCAGAGGCTCTGCCGAGATTGAGGCTAAGATTGGATACGTCCCTCCAGAGATTTCCAATGGTGCATCCACGTTGCTTGCCGACGTTGGCTCCACTGTGACTAGGGAGGGCCTAGAACTTTCCCCCATTAAAAGCGTCCTTTTTTCGATGGGTATCAAGCCTATCGCTGAGTACGCAAGCGTACTGGGGAATGAATTGATTGATGCCTCTCAGGGCGTCGTCAGGGTAAAAGGCCAGCATTCTGCAACTGGACTCATGCAGAGACTGGCACTCAATGGCGGCAGAATTCCTCTGAGCGTCGAAGGTCAGGCCGTTGCCAAGTTTGCCAATGTTGTCGTGGGATGGCCTGCCTCAATGTCGTTCCCTGCACTCAAAAGAGCCGTAGGCGATGCCGCATACATGGGTGCCCTTGGATACCTGAACGCCAGAGGCGAAGGTGCGTCGAGCGGCATGGGCGTTGGTTTCGCTTGGGGAGGTCTTTCTGGAGGCATTAGACACCTTCACAATGTCTACAACCAAAGCGTAGCACATTCGTACATCATCGAGAATTTCGACAAGGCACAGATTCACGAAATCGCAAAGTCTGACCCAGAAAAGGCGGAAAACATGAGGGAGTATCTTGCCTTCGTTGATTCCCATGGCGACGTAAGAACGTCAGCAGTCCTTAGGGCTGAAATGATGCTTGGCCATTCCTCGATTCCTGAGACTGGCATGCTGTTTCAGGATTACGATGGCTTGGTAAAGAAGTTCGGACTTCAAGAGGTGAGCGGTCAGTTCACTAGCGAAGCCACTGCCAGAGAAGGAAATGGTGCACTTCTTACCCTTGGAGGCAGAGACTACATCTGGGTCAACAAGTCCGTTCTCGGCTCCAGAGAAGTCGTTGGTCATGAATTCTCCCACGGATTCCTAGACGCACTGCTTAGCAGGACTGACGGAAACGCATACGAAACTCTCGTCTCTTTCTTGGGAGACGCAGAAAACAAAGGCATTCTTCCAGACGAGCAAATTGCACTCCTGTTCGGAAGTTACAGCCAACGCATCCATGCGGGCAAAGACCCCTCAGACCCTAGCAAGGACAAATGGCTTAACTCTTCTACCCCAAGTCCTGCCGTAGGTGCCGATGATAAGATTATTAGTGATTACGGGAACGTCGCTTACATGAGGGAAAAACTCAAGGCCATGCGTAACGAGATGGCCTCTGACCCTAGTGGCATGCGTAAGTGGAACTATGATTCTGGAAAGCCCAGACTTCAGGCACTCGTAAACTACCCAATGGTAGAGAGGGCCATGCACGAAATCTTTGCGTACAGCAGGTCCAATAGAGCATTGATTCAGTCGCCAGACTACTATCTCAGGGACCCTAGGCTTAAGTCATTCAGGCATGTCCTTGAGAACTGGAACATGCTGATGAACCAGCGTGTTGTCAGCAACATCGAGCAGGCAGGCGGCATCATCAGGCAGGCCACCAAGGGCGACAAGACGGCACTCGAATTGGCCTTCTGGCATGAAGGGAAATACATCAGTTTCCCTACCCTAGACAAGTGGACTGAAGAGACGATGCGTCGTGTGCTTAAGCACAATGATGTCTCTGTAACTACCATGTCCCCAGAGAGGGCGGAGATGTACATGAAGCAGACCAGAAAGGAAAGATTCCTTAATGGCAGAAAGATGAAGACGAAAAAGGAGGTGGAGGAGCAGATTACCTCTACCACCGACGCCGTCGCCGCAGTCTTGGACAAACTTCCCGACGCCGTTAAGCCGACTTGGGAAGTCACCAGAGGCGGCAACAGAAAGATTAAACTCACTGAACTTTCCGCAGAAGCGTGGACTGCCCTTGCGGATAGCGGGGTCTACCACCCTGACGAACTATCGACTCTTCACGGCATGGTTGACGTCCTGAAGCAGATTGAGGCTGGCAAGCCTGTGTTCAACACCTACAACGGGCAATACATAGGCTGGAGCCAGCAGGTCGTAGAGGCCGCCCTCGGCGAAAGACTAAAAGGCCGTCAGGTGCCTATTACTTTCAGAAATTTTGCCCCGTTCGACATCGAACTGATTCAGTCCAAGTTCGACGAAAGCGGTGCCCCTCTCAAGACGCCACGTTCTCACATAACGATTCACGCACATGACATCACTGTGCTGAACAAGCGTAAGATGAACGTCTATTCCAGAGACGATGCCAAGGTGCTGTTCAAGGACTTCGGCCACTTCTCGGAGACTTTCGTTAACTGGTTCTCCCAATTGTCTCAGGACCCCAGCATAAGAGTGCCTTCTGCTGATTTCCTACGCCCCGAGTTCGGCAAAAACGCCGAAAAGGTGCGTGACCTGATGTACGAGACTTGGGGTGGAAGAAAGCGTAACGACGAAACTTACATCAACGTACCAGAGGGATACAGCGGAGGTAAGGACGGCCCCCTCTACCCAATTCACTCCCTGCGTTTCGACCTCCTCGCTAACGTTCAAAAGCAGTCTCAGGTGTTCCCTGAGGCGTTCAGAGGAAATCTGATGGGCCTGTTCCATAGGCATGGAATCGCCTATGAGCCGATGCGTAGAAACATGATGGTCGGCGGGTTCGTCCAGAGAGAACTGGGCAACGGACGCAGGTTCTACACCGACGGAAACGGCTTCGAAATCAGGGGCGAAGAGCCCAAACTCAAGTTGTTCAACATGTACGGCAACCTTGTCGGGGTCTTTAAGACCATGGACAAGGCACAACGTGCGGCTGAAAGGCACCTCAAGACCATCCCCATCGAAGAGGTAGGAATCAGCAAGGATGACCTTGGTGACGCACAGATTAGCGAACCAGTCCTAGACGTAATCGGTAGCCCAGCAAAAGCCCTCTCTGGAGGTGCCTTCATGATGACTGGCGAAAAGGGCTCTGCTGATTACAACATCGACGGCTCTCTCCCTAAGGTAAAAGGGTTCATCGAGAAGGCACTTACGTACCAGCAGGAGTACAAATTCGGCTTCAAGACCAAGGACTGGAATCAGGCACCCCAAATCAAGGTATTGGACCTTATCAGCGACTCAGACAGGAAGAGGGTTCTAGAGGTCTACCCTGAGGCTGACAGGTGGGTGATTGAGGCCAACATGACCACCGAGGAGCATGGTGGCTACGTCGGAGGCTACATGGCTGGCCCTCAGGCGAACGTACTCGCATTCGTTCACCCTGACAGATTCTCGAACAAGGGTGACATGGTTACCCTCTCCACGGAAATCAATCTGGACCTTCAGATGATGCTTATGCTGAAGGAGGGCGTAACGAAGGGCAGGGTATTGCCGTTCATGATGAACGACGTCAGGGGCATAGCCTCTCATGCGTCCTTCAGAATGCTTTCCAGAATCAGGTTTATCACTGCGAACGAACTAGGAAAGCCGTTTTCCAGCGTAACCCACGAAGAAATTTTAGACCAAATCAGGGCCTCCGCTAGAGAGACTGTGCTTGAGGTCAGGGAGGACTGGCAAAACGGCGGCGGTCCAGCACAGCCAAAAGGCAGAAGCATCAACAGCCAAAACAAACTTCAGTCCTTCATCAACAGGGTGTACCCTAGCGGTGTTAGGACTTTCCCTGACGGAAGCCCGAGAATCAACTACGGGGTCAGGGCTTACTTCGGCGGCGTTGGTACTGTTCCAGACAACATCCTTGCTGACCTGAACAACTGGGCATGCAACATTACCGAGGCGTTGGACGCTGGTAAGATGCTTGTCGTCAGTGCGGCTGGAGCGACTCAGGTATTCATGGATTCTCCATACCTGTCGCTTCCTATCAGCGTAGAAAACTATTTCAATGCCAACAGGCAACTGTGGGAGCCGTTGTCCACGATGCTCCAGAAGGCAAAACTTACTCATGGCGTATCCAAATACGGAAACAGGGAAGTAAGCACCAAGTTTGATAGGTCAAACAATGAGGCTTTCATAAAAGAAAACATCGCACTTGGTGACCCAAGTTTTGCGGAAGGTTCAGTATGGAAGAGCGTTGATGGCAGAAACGTGCAAGTTTCCAGTGCGGTCAGGCCCTATCCAGCGGTTCAGACCAAAACGGCTCTTGGCTCCCTGTTCAAGGGTAGCGAGGCCATTGTCGTAACTTTCAGCAATGGCGACCTTAGGTCTGACTTTGATGGTCAGATGCAACCTAGAGCCTACGTGTCTGCCGAAGGTGCCGTATTCATGACTGGAATCGGCGAGTCCGACAAAGCACTTAGCACCACCTCAAGCCCCTCCAACTCCAGAAGCGGACCTCTTGTCGGAGGCATCCACGAAACGCATGGCGTCATCATGGGCACCACCCAAGAGATGATTGCCTCTGGCTCGGCTCCCTTCTCTGGAGGAGTCAATGGCACCCTGCATGGGCTTTACGCCAAGAGGGCACATCTGGCCATGCTACACCCCTTACTGGTCAAGATTGGCGTCGATTTCGACCCAGCAAAGGACATGACTCCTGCTGGCCTCAGCAGGGTTGTTAAGGAAATCTCCTCTCAGGGCGTAGACAGCCCAGACAAGGCCTATGTGCACAGGGTGGCAAAGGGTTGCTTGCTTACTGAAATCGGCAGGGAAATCCTAGACGGGGACCCCAACAACAGATACGGCCAGTGGGTCAATGAAGACGCCAACGCCCGTGTCCCAGAGTTCCTGACCAAGACCGAGTATGGACAGAACCTAGTAAACGGAGGATTCGGCCAGATTGCTTTTGCGGTAGCCATGTCTTCCAGCGGCATGGAGAGTCTGAAGGTCGGCAAACAGCAGAAACTCGCACAGAAGGGAAACCTCTCTCTCGTCGAGGAATCCTTTGCAGACAAGAACGCCAACCTACTTTCGAAGCGTATCAGGACCGAGGTCAATTCGTTCCTAGAACTGCTGAAAAAGAACGGATACAACCCGCACAGAATGTCCAAACGGACTGGGGTGACCGCACACCTTATGCTTGGCGGCATGAGGGCTAGGGAACTGGACATGATAGCATCTGGTGCCATGCGTTTCGTAAAGACCGATAGCGGCAAAATGTACAAGGCTTTCGAATTCAGCGACAAGGACGCCAGCCTGTTGACCGAAAAGGTCGGAGGTAAATTACACCTGTTGCCGTTCTCGAAGGGAGGAGAGGCCGATTTTGAAGCCTACTACAAGGACTACGTCCGTGGTCAGGCTCCGCTCATGTCAACGGACTCGCTGAAACTCGGCGAACTCATTGACCACAAGATTCTCTTCGCACATTACCCGTCCCTTAAGGATGTCCGTGTCGAGTGGGACTATGGATATGGTGCCAGTTACAACCCTGATGCTGACGTAATCACGCTAGGCGTTGACAGATACATCGGGAAAGAGATGCACGAACGTGGCTCTTCTGACCATGTTGATTACGCCTCATTCGGCATCGACTTCGAGCGTAAGGCCATGGACACGATTCTCCATGAGATTCAACACGCCATCCAGCGTCGTGAACAGTGGACCGATTCTGTTTCTACTAGAGAAAGCACTCTATTCCAGAGGGCTGGACAGATTCTTACTAACAACATCACTGGCGTTGCTGGCAGAACCCTCAGCACGGAAAGAGTTCAGAACGAAGGCGGCAGGGTTTTCTTTACGGACGACCCGTCTAGTGCCCCTACTCAGTTCGCAAACGCACAGGTAATCAGGTCCATCGTACAGATGGCTGGCTCCCCGATGCACATGCACCTCAGGCAGTATGCCTACCCTAACCTGCTCAGGGTTTCTGAGGAGGTCATGCTTGGCCTTGCGGATGGTCACATGCACCACCCCGCTGGACACATGTCTAGGGTCAACGCAGAGAATCTCTCCAAGAAGATTGGTGCTGTCAGAAGCAAGGCAATGGAGGCCATGGAAGCCTTCAAGCGTGGAGACCTTAGAGAAACCGAAGCGAAGGACCTTGTCTGCGAGCAGGTAATGCAACTCGAAAGCCTCATTGAAAGCGGCGTCGGTATGCTATCCATCGAAAACTCTCCTCTGGCCTTCAGGCTGTACAACGGAATGAACAATTCCCTGAAGTACATGAGACGTTCGATGCAGGCTCTCAATGCTTTCCAGATTATCAGCAAGATGGCTGATACCAGCGTCAACGCACTGGATGTCGGTGCTTTCTCGGCTAAGGCGAAGGAAATCTTCGAGACTGTCAGCACCATGCAGTACTTGTCTCAGAAGCATGAGATTGAGGCAGACCTTACCGAGCGTAGGTCTCAGATGACTCAGGAAGAGTTGAATGCCACTGGCATCAACCCCGACATGACCAGAGTCAATGGTCTGGATGCAATCAGCGGTGCCATGGACATTGGCTATGCTGGAAACAGCATCAGGGCTATCGGCCTAGCCCTTAAGAACAAAACCCCTATTCGTGTCGCTAATCTCATGATTGGCGGAACTGGCGATGCTAAGTTGAAGCCAGAAGAACGCTCCAGCGACGCCGTGAAACTAATGGGCAAGGGTGCCTTGATTTCTTGGACTGTCCGTGTCCTCCAGAACGAACTCGACATGCTTAATGCTGTCGCCGTCTATGGCAGAGGATGGGAAATCGGCAAAGACGGAGTCCCTAGGCTTTCTTTCAGGGATGCCATTATCAGAGTAAAAGGCTCCACTTCTATCGCACTTAACAGAGAGAGGGTTACTAACCTTCCAGACTTAAGCAATTCCTCGGTCCAACAGCAGGGTGACAAGGCACTTGGCATCTTCGCCGCAATCGCCGCAGACGGAGAGACCACAGTAACCCTTCAGGACATCGCCAGAATCATCGACGGCGTGGTTGTTTCCGAGAGCGAGATTAGGACTCCCACTGAGGCAATGGACATCATCACCAGAGATGATTTCCCTTCGGTCATTAAGCCTTCAGAACTCCCCGAACTTCTAAAGAAGAAGGGCATCAGCGATGATGGCCTGTTGCTGAGCAACTCCACCCTCTTCTCCCAGATTGATGCTAGCGACATGCCAGAGACCCTTACAAAGGGAGAACTCATCGACATCATGTCCATCGTTCATAGGCAGATTGTTCATGAAAGGACCGCAACTAGGTCTATGGGCTCTGGCATTATCGCACGTTCCAAAACGAACGTCGGTGCCGCAACCCCCTCTAAACTTACTCAAGCAATCGAATCAAGTTTCGATGATGAGACTAGGTACGGAGGCGATGACCAGTTCCAATCATTCATCAAGAGCGTATTCGGTGACAGGGGAATGCCCAAGCAGTTCAATGCCGAGTTCAAGGGCATGTATGCCGAGGGCGGAAGACCTAACAGGTTCACCCTCGTAAACATCGACTACAACACTGGCACCGCCAGATTCAGGCCAGAAAAGCCAGAGTGGGTCGAGGCCGATGTCTGGAACGCACTGATTGAGAGATGGACCAAGAAAGGGTACATGGAGGTAGGCTATTTCGGTTCTCGTCAGGCCATGAAGGATACCGACGCAGACAGCAGGATGAAGGGCGAATTGATTTCCCGTGCAAGGGACCTCAACAAGAGGCTTTTCAGAAAACTGTTCCTGCTGAAGCCTTTCTACGAAATGGCTTTGTCCAAACTTCAGGAAAACCTTTCGGAAAAATCCAATCCCGAACAGTTGATGGCAATCAAGTTGGCCCTGATGGACGAGGCGTCCTTGGCCATGATTGAGCCTGACCTTGCTGGATTTAGAGTCACTTCCAACGTATCACGTGGTCAGAACACGAACAGAGGGTTCGGAGCCTCAATGTCGTTCATGGACAGCGAGACTCTTGATACTCAGGAAACTACCAGAACCAGCAACCAACTTGGCATTGCTCCCCAAATCTACGCCAGCGGATTCAGCCCAGAAGTCAGGGATGCTTTCGTAGAACTTCATACCATGATGCCTGTCGTCGGATTCACTTCCGAGTCATCGACTAGGTCTGGTGGACTTACCAACTCAGAAGCAATGGTTGGTAGATTTGGTGTTCAATTCTACTCCCTCCTTGATGACCTAGGAGACAGATATTTCGCCGCTGATAACGTAAACGTCCAAGCCAATCTGATGTCCGTCACTACGTCGGCACTTGCCACGCAAAGGCTTACCGAAAAGGTGATTCAAGACCTGACCGACAGGGAAGAGGGAATGCACACGTCAGAACTACTCGGTATCAGGCTTATCGGCAAGATTGCGGCTCAGGCCGCTGAACTTGGAAGGGTTGCGACATTGCTTGTCGGCGACCCTCAAGGTTCCACAAGAGACTCCGTTCATAGAAACGTCCAGAGAAACGCCCCCAACTCTTACATTGGCAACGAGTTCATCCAAGAACTGTCCCTGCTTAGGGGCTATCGTGGTGCCGACGGAGGTCTGGTTCTTCAGGAAAACCTGATGGCTGATACTTCGGCAAGCCTTGCACATAAGAGAAACATCGAACTCCCAATCTGGAATCATACGCTCAGCCCAGCGGGTGTAGGCTCCAAGGACTTCAACGCACCCGCCGTACGTGCTTCCGTCATGAAGGACCTTGCTGTCAGGTCCCTTGTGTTCGGTGCCATGAACGATGGTGCTGGCAACGTCACTAGACCGATGTCCTACATCGCACCTCTGGCAGACCTAGCCGCAAACATCATCAGTGCACAGGGCTCAAGAAGCGAGTTGGGTGTTCGTATTGACTTCGCACTTCCTTACACGACTGGCCTTCACGCCCTGCATTCTGCGACGTACCTGATGTCTTGGGAGAAGGGTGTCGAGATTTCCAGCCCCCTTACGCAGGACGCCGACTTCTATCGTGCTTGGGCACAGCCGAATCCGTCCAACCTGATTGATAACGCATTCCAGAGCGGACACAACCCAGAGAGCGTAGCCATCGCCGCCGCTCCATTTGTCGCCGCCGCCATGTCAGAAAAGGCCCCCCTAGTTAAGGGCGGCAACCTGACCACTGGAGACATCCTCAGCGTGGAGCAGAGGGAACTTCTCAAGAAGGCTAGGGAAGCCTACAGAAACCACGACCCTAGGGCCGCTCAGACTGTTGAAATGAGAACGGCTAGCAGGGAGTTCTTTGAGACGCTTAACAGCAAGCAGATTACTGCAATCTTGAGCCATCTTGGTTCTTCCAACTCTGCGTACGGAATCATCACGATGCTCGGTGTGTTCAACGCCATCAGGCACATCAAGAAACTTCCCGAAGCCCCAGCGTTGTCCCAGAAAATCGGTGGAGACGCCCGTGCTGAACTGCTAAGGCAGATGGACTTCTATCTAACCGAAGGAAGATACCTCACTGAAATGGGTGTCAACAAGATGGATACGCTGACTGACATGTACCAAAAGGGTCACGTTCCTCAGACGTTGCTTAACTCTTTGGCCGCCCTGTTCACGGACAAGCATACTTGGCATGCCCTTCTTTCCGCTTGGTCCGTCATGGATTCCAATGCCGTCGGCTACGTTCCTCGCATGAGCGAAGGAGAGGTTCAGGTAGACAGGCCTCACAGCAGCATCATGACCCATGTTTCTCCGATGGCCTACAGGAACCAGAACGCTACGTTCAGGGCTTTCGATACCGCCGTCGGTGGAAGATTCTCATCTTCCCCTAGTCACCCCAACAGAATCCACTCCATCGTGCCCGCTGACACGCTGAGGGTTCAGGAAAGAGAACTTCAGGCACCCAAGATTGGCATGGACGGAGAACCTATCGGACTGGCGGAGGCATTGTTCAAGGTCTATGACCCTGCGGCCAACGACCCAGAGCCTTTCTCCGTCGTAGAAAGTCAGCAGAATACCAACGTTCTGCCAGACCTGCTCATCGGAGTTCACAAGACGCAGGTGGCAAACAGGGGCAACGAAGTCAGCCAGCCACTAATCAGAAAGTATGTCGTCGATTCAATCATAGCACAGGCTAGGAGAATGAAGACCGACAAGGTCAGCATTGAGCCTGCCAGATTCAGGAACAGCGGACGTGCCATTTCTAGAAGAGGCCTTAAGTCTGAAGAAAACGAATCTGGCCTAAGCAGTCCTAAGTTCAGGGCACATGCCGATGGTATTGGTGCCCTGTTCGGAACCCATGCAATCGTTCCAGACAGGGATAATGGGATGAGCACCATAGACTCCAACACCGAATCCCGTCCTTTCATGACCAGTCCCATGATGGGCTTTGCGTGGAAGAGGCTCGAAGACGGAAGGCTCGTCATCAACGTCACTGGAGACCATACTGGGTACAAGTCTGGATACCTAGGAACTCAGTATTTCCCCTACCCGAATGCTAGGTCCAAGATTCCAGTAGGATTCAGCATTTCCGAGTCACTTGGCTACGACCCGTACACTGGTGAAATCAACCCAGCCAACATCCACATGGCCCTTTTCGGTGACATGTCTGTGGCAAATTACCTAAGTGCTCCCGCTGGAATGAACAAAGCCATGTCCATCAGCGGCGAGGCTTGGCGTAAGCAATTAATCAAATCTGCTAGGGCAAAGGTACTGAGGGGCGACTCCATCAGGGCAAGATACGAAGGCGTCGAAGGAAACAAGGCAGGCATTCCTTGGAAGCACAGCAGGGCACAGTCTGGATTCGAAACCCTCATGTCCAGCGACAGTGCACACACCAATGCCGACGCATTGGCTATGGCATACTCCATCTTGGGTCATAGGACTGGCCACCAATACGTCAGCATGACGTTGCCAGCCAACTCTACGCCAGAAGTTGTCCGTGCCTTCCTTCATAACCTTCTAATCGGTGGCTCCATGATGGAACTTGGTCAGGTTCTCGCCAGAAGGACTTTCGGAGATTACTCTGCAAACCAAGTTCCTTTCTTGGGAGACGGAGCCGCCATTCACGGAGTACTCCACAGCACAGTAAGCAATTTCTCCCCCGCCAATCAGCGTCTGTCCAGAATGGGGGCACTGATGGCTGATACAATCGTTCCTTCCATGACGGAAGCCATGAGCATGGATGAAATCCTTCTCAACAACGGCCAGCAGTTGGCTGAAGTCGGAACCCCGATGGACTTGGATAGGCATACGCAGGTCATGTCCATCCGCTCGCAGGCAATCCTCGGTAGAAACCCTAGGCTTATCCAAGACATCGAATCCGTCGCTGGCATGGCACTTAGGTCCGACCACGGGTACTCCATTCCTGACGCTGAAAGACATGTCACCAAAAACGGAGACACCGCTCTTGCGATTGAACTAATGTTCCCCAACAGGCCCGAACTCCAGAAGTTCGCTTGGGATGGCAAGGAAGAGAACGGAGTATCCATCGTCCATAGAGGCCCCAAGGCCAAGCCCACTGGCTATTTCGTAACCTACGACTACCAGACTGGTATCGACGAGTACGGAAACCCCATCACCACGAAGAAGGTCGTCCCCGTGAAGACCTTAGCCGAAGCCGAGAACATCAGGTCCCAGTTCGGCGTAAAAGCCAGCAAGGCAATCATGGCACAGGCCCTTGTTGCGGCTGGCATGGAGGCACCTCAGATTAAGCAGGGCGTCACAAATAAGGACGGCAACGTAGACTTCGGTGTTCATTCTGGGAAACAACTCAAAGCCAATGAACAAGGCCTATCAATGGTCCTGTCCAAGACGTTCACTGTTGGTGACTTTGATAAGCAAATGACCAATCAGGAGGCGGTTGCCGTCAGTGAAGCCCTTCAGTCTGGTACAGTTCTTCAAACGAGCGTCCCTCAAGTGCAGGTCAAGCCAGCCAACTTGATGATTGGTAGCAGGGATGCTAGGGAACTTGAGGGCCTTCTGAGAAGAAAACTTACCTTTGGCAATGGTAGCGGACCCGTCGAGTTCTCTTCCAAGTTGATGAGGGTGGTTGCCTACGGAAAGCGTAAGATGGGTAGAGACTTGTATCCAGACTCCATGACGGGCGTTGACTGGTACAAGTTCTTTAAAGAAAACCAAGTCTCCAAGGATGAGATGCGTATGACTGGCATCGTTTATCTGTTGCATGACAACATGAACACCATGCTGAGCAGACAGGACCTAGCGGAGTTCATTTACACTGTCTACCCTAGGACCAGCAGGCAGGTAAGAAGGGAAAATAGGAGCACGATGCTATCCCAGAACCACAACATCAGGGCTGGCTCGCTGAGCGGGTTGTACAACTTGCCATACATCGACAATGTTCAGAGCAAGGAGAATTTCGTTGTCACCACCCACTTGGACAACCTCAAGAAAGTATCTGACTTTATCGACCAGAAACTTCTTTCAGAAGACACTAAGACCGACGCAGAAGCCCTCGGCTCTGCGATTCAAAAGTCCCTTGAGTTCACCATCGCCGAAATGGGCCTTCCCGCCGAAGTGGTTGGCCAGACCCTTGCCGACACGATTCAGAATATGAGGGACCTTTACAGGAACACGGCTGAGACTGCCGCCACCCCTCAAGGGTTTTACGGAGATTCCAGAGGCGTAAGACCTGCACAACTGGACTACATCATGAGAGATGTAATCTGGGAAAGGTTAGGAGACCAGTACAAGACCATTGAAGCCTCCATCGGCGAACTTGGATTCATCAATCCGTACGAAATCGCATACGCAGACCAGTCTGTACCCAAGTTTAATCCCTTCAATCCCACCAGTAGCGATACCGCTGATGCCGCCGTGTCTCTTCATTCTGGGACTGGCCTGTTTGCCAAAGCACCAGCAACTGAGCCGTATCCGTCCATGTCGCAACAGGGCGTCTACTTCCATGGCGGCAACTACCATGCTTCCTACGCTACTTTCGTCGGAAACTATCAGTCCAGCCCGATGTTCGTCGATGTCACCAATAAGCGAATCATCGAGGAGTCTAAACGTGCCAAGGAAACCCTTAAGGACCGAATGGCACACGCCAATAGCCCAGAGCAGAAGAAGAAGATTCAATCCATCATCGACGCAATCGAGCGTGTCGAGGCTGTTAGAAAGATGGTCGGAGGAAACGTGGCTGACTTCAGCCACTATGACCAAAACGACCAAGGCACGTTCCAGTTGGGTCACGTGAGAAGCACGATGGCAGTCCTTAACGGGGAGTATGGTATCGCAAGCCCGAATGACCCTGCCTTCCACGGAGAAGACCCTGTCAGCGGATTCAAATTCGACCCCGAGACAGTCATCGGCATCGAGGAAATCCAGTCTGACCCGTTCCAGTACAACACGTTTGGTGCTCCTACCAAAGCCGAAGCATCACTGCCAGACACGTTTGAGCAGATTGAGGGCCTGAAGAAAGCCAGCGACCTTGGTAAACTAATTGAAGCCAAGAGGAACCTTGAGGCGTCAATCAAGGAGGCACAGGGCAAGATTAACGAGAACCTTCACTACCAGATGATGAGCAATCGTGGTGACGTCAGAATGAACACCATGTTCTTGATGAAGAACCTCGGTCTTCTCAGCCCGATTGAATTGTACATGCTCAGGGATACCCTGAAACTCAAGGAAACTGGACGCACCATGGTGGTTCCAGAGCATTACAGGGAGTATGTCGGAAAGGATACAATCCCAGTCTACTCGCAACCAGATTTCAGCGTCTACAGAAAGCCACCCTCAGGAAGGGATGACGTTTCAGTATTCACCGACATGGACGACAGGCGTGAGACTGTTCAGACTGGAAGAAGAATCTCCATCCAAATCCAGAACCTCGCATCTGGAGACGTTCTTGCATACCTATTGCCAGAGAAGTTCATGGGTTCGGATTTATTCGAACGATTCTCATACAGGGATGACGCATCTGGAAGACCTCAGCCTACCGCCAGTTTCGTATTCATGGTCCATGCCGCACAGGACCCAGAGGTTGTGGCAAAGTCCGTAGGAATCGCAGACAGCAGAAAGAACTCCGTTGCCCACGCTGACATCGACTGGGATGCCGTTGCGGCTAGGACAATCGACAGAATCGAAGCCATGAGGGATAAGGTTCTGTCTGGAGACAATCACAGGCATCAGGAATACCTGAGAGACTATTCTGGACCCAAGGCAAGCAGGCTGGCTAAGGCCAAGTTCTTTGATAACCTCATCGCTACCTATCGTGAGCGTTTGCAGTCACCTAGGAACCAGATGGCCATGCCTGAGGTTAACACCGAAGGTGACCCTAACTTGATTTACATGGGCAAGGACTACGACGTAGGACCTCTGGCTCAGCAAATCAGAAACAATCCTAACAGATACGTTCTCATCAAGAGTTCTGTGGACGTTGACAGGACCAACCCAGCACAGTTGCTGTTCCCTCTTGGAGAGTCCATGCTTTCGGACGTTCCGTACAGAAATCTGGATTACACGGAATTAAAGATGGCTCCAGATGTGAGCGTAGATGAGGGCGGTGAATACGGGGTGCAGTTTGTTGCCGCAAACACCGCACTAGGTCAGTTTGCCTCAAGTTCCGTCTCTGGCCTTGTTGCATACGTGTCCAGCCTTGGCACTGTCCCTGTAGAAATTAAGAAATTGCAGGAGAAAATCGACGCCCTCGCCAAGGAAGTTCCCATTAGCACCTCTGGCAACATGCCGAGACTGGCTAACACGCTTCCGTTCGGCGTCGAGGACATCTACAAGCCTGTGGCACTCACTGGAACCATCCTAAGAGCGGCGAACGCTGGCTTCGGTGCCATCACCTATGCTGACGCAAGAATGCAGGTGTTGAGAGGCCATTCAATGGACCTCGTCGCTACAATGCTTATCGGGCGACAGGCAAACATGCTTCCCATGTCATCCGACAGTGTTTTCGCACACGTGATGACCCAGATTCACCTGTTGCCAGAGGCAGTCAGAGTGCAGTTGCACGGAAATTTCTTCAAGAGACTGGCCGAAGAAGACAATGCGTTCTTCGAAAGAGTGTTTAGAAGGGGAGCGGAATTTGAGCACAACGGAGCCAAGGGAGACATCAGGATTCACATGGCCTTGGCGGCCAAGGAAGCGGCACCGCTTCTGATGGGTTCTGGAATCTTCGCTGGAGATTTCAGTGACGCCAAGGACTTCTGGAGAGCCGTGACCTCAAGCGGAGACATGACGGCCTCAGCCGCCGACTACATCGGAAGCCCGAGCGACATGATGGGTGCTTCCTCTGAATCTAATCTTCTCGATGAGAACCTGAAGCCTATCAAGCCGAAGGATAACTCCACCGAGTTCATGAAGAAGTGGTACGGCAACGTCGTCAGCGGAGAAAAGAACGACAGGCAGAGAGTCATCGACTCGGCGGCGGCTAACGCTGGCTCGTCCACGTTCTACTGGTCTGAGCAAGGAAGAGCCATGGGGTACGTATCTCAGTATGGTGCTCCGTCTTGGTTCATCCAATCCATCATGTTCGGACAGAAGCAGTCATCCATCGACAAATTCTCCACGGACGCTTTCCAGAGGCCCATGGTGACAGTTGCCAACGACGGAACCTACACGCTTGTAGACCCTAAGTCTGGACGTGCCATCATGGAAAAGATTTCGAACCCGACCATACTCAGGGAGGCCTTTTTCCAGAACTCAAAGTACTTAGGCCAATTGCCGTACATCTCTAAGTTTATGGCCGAGTGGGGCTCCGTCGGAGGATATGTCACTCAGGGACACATCCAAGGAAACACGACTGGAGAAAGCATGAGAAACCAGTTAATAAGCGGTTTCGAGTTGTCCGAGCACCCAAAGAAATACAGCAGACCCCAGCAGTTTGCTGGCGTCGTAAAGTCTGCACGTGAGAACTCTGAGGGCGTGTACACTTCTGGTGATTCGTTCCGCAATTCCGCTAACAAAGCCATGGCTCCGTTCGGACATGTGTTCAACGTGGTTGGTGCCAAGTTGTGGATGAGACACATGAACAAGGTAGACGTGAACGACGCCGAAGCCCTTGGCAAGGCCATGGCTACTTACTTCTCTGTCGGTGGGCCTGTGCTCAGGTTCAAGCCCCGCATGCCCTCCGAGGCACACAAGAAGGCATTCAGAAAGAAGATTGTTGAGGGCATCGCCCTGCTCATGCCTTCCAACGGCGGCAAGGGCAGACCCGAAGCCAATACTTCCACGCTCGAAATGATGGACCGCATGTACAAGAACTTCAGCAGGGTGACGATGGGTCGCAAGATTCCTACCCAAGGAGACGCCCTAGAGGACGAAGATGAATCCGCCAGATAACAACCTGCTACAGACCGCCGAAGAGTTGAAGAAAGGTGGGTGGATTGTAGCCATGCTTGGTGCGGCTGGTGCCTTGTGCCGATTGCTTTTAGCCAGAGAGGATGTTCCTTGGTGGCTATGGGTAAGACGAATCATCGCAGGAGGAATCGTAGGGGTGCTGTGTTACTTCGCCGTTCACGGCCACGTGGAGCCCCTGTACGAGGCTATCATCTATTCCTGTTGCGGCTCAGCCACGCCTGAAATCATCGCTCTTGTCCAAGGCGTCATCAACCGCTCTAATCACACCAATGGAAAAAATCAAAGAAGTCGCTAACTACCTATGGGCCAACCTCACCATCAGATGGTTCGCCATCGGATTCGTTGCTGGGCTGGTTTTGTCTTTCTTGCTCTGACTGGTTGCACCACTGAGCCT